GCTACAACGTGAGGATATAATACTAGTTGGGCGATCTTAGTACCCTTAATTAATGTTACATTAACATCACTAAAATTATATAGCTTTATTGCTAGATCTCCTCTATACCCATTATCGATAATACCTAAATGAGGTTGTAGGTTATGTTTAAAGCCTAGACCGCTTCGCGGCTCGACCCGGAACCACCAACCCTTTGTAAGGAAACCTAGCGTTAGACCAACAGGTATGACACTTGACCCTCTACCTGGAACAACAACATCTTCAACACTATATACATCATATCCAGAATCGCTTGAATGTGCACGCTCCGGAAGTTTCGCATCCAGATGTGTTTTTACAAAATACATTTTAGGTTCATATCGCTGAAGAAGTTCTTTGTTACTCATATACATTAAATATAGTGTATAATTTAGATATTTCAAGTAAATACTTTTATGGATGACATTAATCCAGATGATTTAATCTCGCAATTAAAAAATATACCAGCAGATAGTAAAATGTTAGAACGAGCCGCACAGGAGCATCCTGAGTTAAGTAAAGAAGATGTAGAGGAGTTTGTTATTAACAAGTCTTCTAAACTAATTCAAGATAGTTTAGAGTTAATAGATAACATGAAAGAAGTCGTACATCATATGCCAGAAGCAGAAAACATATCTTCTCTAGCAGAATTAATTAAAGCCTCTTCTGGAGCTATTGAGACATTAAACAAGATTGTTATACAGGACAAGAAGACAAATACTACAATTGCTTCTAAAAAAATGGATATTGAGTCTAGGAGAGAGCTTCAGACATCTGACCAAAGTCATGCGTTAACTATGAGTAGAGAGGAAATTATGGCTAAACTTATAAACGATAAGTCTGTAATTGATATTAACGCTGAAGTTACTGAACCAGATAAGATTACTTAAGTATACTCATACTAAACGGTCTCTTAAGAGTTTCGATTTTATTTAAAAGCAGATCAACTTCTTCTTTAGATTTTTCAACTACTAACTCAAAAACACCTGGTACTATTTTTTGTTTATTACTTATCTTATTTGTAGTAAGCCATGTTAATAGGTTATATGCCCCACCTAATACAACACCAATAACTTCATTTATTTCAGCGTGATTTTCTTTTAATCGCTTATAATGAAAATGATCTGTAACTAGATTTTCTCTATGAGCAACATCTCCAACATCTGTAGTGTTAATTACTTGCTGCATGTTTCGTTTAAAAATAGCTTCTGTTCTCCTACTTAATCCTAATATATTTTTTCGTGTATCTAATTCTAGCTTATCATCTATAATACTGCTAAATGGAAACGGAGTTGGATCTGAATCTTCGTCAGCGTAATGCATATATCTGCCTTGTGGGGTAAGATATTGATAAAATATAAAACCTATACTTTCTGATACTTCTTGTAAAATTGTATCTTCAATGTTTAGTTTTTCTTGTAATACTTCTTTAACTTTACTATGACATTTACGATACCTGTCTAACCACCATGCTATAAATTCTCCACTTTGATCTTCACTTGATAAATCAAAAGCTGTTGCAACTTTTGATACTTGTTCGCTAACTTTATCAGTATCATCTTTTGTTAGAGGTATCTCTCTGCCTTCAGTTGTTTCTGCTATTAAGTTACCTTTCGTGTTTATATAAATTAACGGATTACCACTCTCGTTTAGTTTTAAAGATTCATTATCGTTTAAATTTACTTCTAATCTAGCCAAGTATTTTGTTGCTTTAGGGTTCTTAGCAAATGCTTGTAGGTTAATATTTGCATTCGCTAATTGCTCCCAAAACGTAGCTTCAGCAGTAATAGGATCAGATTCATACTTTAAACTATCATAATATTTACTGAGAGCTAAAAAGTTAATATATGATTTTAAAATAGAGTTAAAGTTTGTCGACGCAATATGAAAGTCTACAGTGTTTGTTAATTTACTATTAACAATATCCGGGACTCCTGTTTTAGACGGTATTGCGCTCATTTTGGTTTATCTAATTTTACACATTCTATACTTGAATCAAATGTTCCTTTACTTAATGTTGTTAAGTTTTTTGTTATATACCAAAACCCTGGTAATTTTTCTGCAAACTTGTTCTTTGATCTTAAATCGATAGTCATGTATAGAAACTTATTTGCATTAAAGTTTATATTTCCAGTAGTATTAAATGACGCTTTAGTTAAATTAGAAAATAGGTCTTTTTGTAATTTAATAGTACCTAAGTGTCTTGTTGAATCCTCATGTGATAATATGAACATTTTCTTTTTAATATTGTAATCTTCATTACTGTCAATATTAATTTTGCTATCATTTCCATCTGGAAGTGTTTCTAATCCTGTTACCTCTTCAACCCGGTTTATAGTTCCTTGATCGCTGTGAATTGTAAGTTTTTTTGATTTAATATTAAATTGTATGACTTCATTTTTGGCGAGCTTGTTTATTGTACTATCAGGTTGTATATCTCTTAGTCTTATATCTTGTAAACTAATAGGAATATAATCAAAATATTTACCAAACAAATCGCCGGTACTTTTATTTGAATACTGTTGTTGAGTGTCATTAGTTTCAATTTTAAATACGGCAGCCAGACTGTTACTAATTTTAATTTTACTACTATTTTTATCGTATAGTTCTGTAATATGTTTTTTAAGAGACTTGAGTTGAAATTTACCGTTGTAATATGTAAAAACACCAGCGCTGCTATCACTAGAAACATATGTTTTTAAAATTTCTGATATAGCAACTAGTGCGGAAACATTTGCAGGGAGTGTATAATATATTTTGCCAAGGCCATTATCCCAATTAGCTTCATCAATTATATCCTTCTGACCAGTGAAAGTTTCTAGTAAGTTTTTTAAGGCTTTCCCGGAACTGACTGCTTGTTGACCATATTGATTGATTGTGTTTTTTTGATTTAATAAATTAGTACTCCAGCTCTGTCTTTTGTTGTTTAAGTGATTAAAAATAACATCAACAAAATAATATACGGTTTGTTTACTATTATTTTGTACAGTGTCTATTTTACTTTTAACTACAAAAAACTTATCCATTAAAGTAACTATTTTATTGCTTCTGTCTACAAATGTAATTTTTATTTTTAAGAATAAATTACCATCACCGTATTCGTTTATATTAGATACAGGAGATTTAAAATTTAATTTATTTAAAGAATCCATATTACTTTCATTGACTACGATAAGACTTCCCATTAAAAATGGAGATGTTTGATATGTTTCAAAAGTTAATCCTTCAAAGCAATTAGAACCTATGAACCGAGCTTCTCCTCGATTGTTGAAAAGTATAGATTCGAGTTTGTACTCGGTTCCGTTAGCATTAATACTAACGCCTGAATCTTTTTTAGGAGAAACTGTAGATGTAGCAGGTGTCGTCATGCAGTAAGATTTTTAAGTTCTTGCAGTATCATGTTAACATAATCTGGTTTAATAATTTTATATACTGCACCTAATTCAGGATTATTAATAGGGTTGTATATTTTATTAGTTAAACAAATCAACCACCATAAGTCTTGGTTACCGTATATTTCATGAGATAAGTCAGTCCACGGTCTTGCGCTGTTAATTCTATATTCTATATAAAGTTCAGATTGAATGTCGTCTGGAATAGAAACCTTTTTTATTATATTATAAAAAAAGTACTTATCACTTTTTGCGAGTTTGAAGATATTCTCATATCGAGTATCATCAAGAATAGGCAAATCCTTAATATTGTTTTGATATTTCTCTATATCAGTAATCATTTATTTTTCTCCGTCTAGGGTTGCGACCACACCATTGTTAAATGCATCGAAATATAGGTTTTGAGTTTCTGGGACTAAACTTTGTATAGTTAAACTTACTTCATATCCCTCAGGTATAACTACTTGACTCGGTCTACCAGCTATAAAATCATTAATAGTTTTTGTGCGGCGAACACCGATCATGTTAACGTTAACGTTATTTAGATAGCTCCACCTATAACTAAATACACCTGGGAGTTTCGATCTATATATAACAGGTGGTACATAAGTAATTTTGTTTATTCTATTAGGTAGGTTTTGATATAGTAGTAAATATATCAATCTAAAATTAGCCTCATACCCTCCATACGTTGAGTCTTTTGTGTTATCTAAATAAAAGCGTATATTGTGAGACGGTCCCGTTGATCCATATGCAAAAGATTTACTATAATCTATACCTATTCCGGCACCGATTTTTGTAAATAAATCTTTGGTAATGAAACTAGATGCGGCGGAGCCCAATAGTGACTCCAGGTTGGACCCGTTGGAATTGTTCCAGCTACTTGCAATACTTTTATATTCATTTTCTAGATAAGGTAAACTGTATTTAAATTTTGTTCTTTTTACACCATATAAGTTTTCATATGCCTTTAAGTATCTCGGCATCGCGGTGTCCTCACCACCGGCAAAAACCGCGCGACCAGCGGCCGATAGTTTGCTCATGTTCTTCCCTACTGCTCCTACAGCACCACCAACAAGGCTCGAAATACTACCACCAATACCGTCTGGTCCTGTAAATGCTTTGAGAGCATCAGATGCACCGTCTCCTGTGTTTCTTAATACTTGTATTGCTACATCTAGGTTAGAAAAAAAAGCTGGAACGACTACTTCAAATTCTTCTAACTCTACTGCAGGTGTGTTTTTTCTACCTTCACTGTTTCTGCTTGTTTTAGTCCATTTAAAGTCATTAACCACGTCAATAGGTACACCTGTTTGTACTGGTATGAGTTTGGCGCTTTTTGATGTGTTTTTATTAAATGCACCTACGATCTTTCCGAATGAACTTGCGTCACCGACAGAACTTTCCCGGTCGAGCATAATTTTAAACAGTTTATTATTCATATTATTGGTTTAGTATATCTCCCGCTGATGGTAGTTTTACTTGGTTCGTTATACTAATAGCATTTGCGGTTTGGCTACCCGCTGAGAACTGCCTATTAGATGTAGATCCGCGGAGAGTATCAAGCTGAGGGGTAGGTAGGGCAGATGATTCATTAACTTTTTTTGCCGCCTTAGCAGCGTTAATTCGCGCATTCAATTCGCTATATGATTCTCCTGGTTTTGGTACTATTCCGTATTCTTTTGCTCGATTAATTCTTGCATCTAATACTTTGTCACGCCCGCTTTGCTCCATGCCGCTCATGTTGGGATTTGTTTTCAGCTCTTCTGTCATCCTCTGTCTAAATTTATAATACGGATCTTGCTTTGCTCTTTCTGCTTCTATTCTATCGCGTTCGATCTGAGGATCTTCAACACCAGTCATAGTTCCGATTACCCCCCAACTAAGAATTTTTTTCAGTGGAAATATAAGATATTCGTCCATCGCGAAGGCGATGTTTTCAGCCATTGCTTTCATAGTATCTTTTATTGATTGCCAAAAAATAGGAACTATATCTATTACAGCTTTAAATGTTTCTACTAGCTCATAACCAAAAGTTGCTATAGTTTGAAACATATGTGTAAACCCATACCAAGCTCTTCCTAAGACACCCTTCTTAGAGATAGAATCAGATAAGTCTTGTGCGTTTTTACTAAATGAACCTACAAATATCATGTTAAAAGCTTCAAAAGCTTCAAGCGCTAGAGTTAAAGGTAACGCTATCTTTTGAATAGCCCAACGAAACGGTTTCAGGACACTCGTCAATTTCTTAAAACCTGGAATAAATTTCTGTAATCCTGTTCCGAATTTAGACACCCCCCCCATGAGTGGTGCAAAGAGTTTTGATAGTTTAAAATTCTTTACTGCGATAGTAATAGATCGTCCAAGCCCTTTGACTTTAGTTGTTAGCCACTTGATCGGCGTAAGTAGTTTATTTATAAATTTACTCAAGCGAGGAAATGTTTTGGAGAACCATATACCTATCTTGCTGGTGAACCGTTGGAAGTTAAGGCTTAGACCTGTTAAGCTTTTAGGTAGTCCTTTTACTGCTAATTGTACAGCAACAAACGGTTTTAAAAATCTTTGAGCTAATCCTACCCATGTTTCTTCTAAATAATCTTTTATTGACATTAAGGTAGCAGCGACAATAGTGCCACCTAACCATGCACTACCTTGAGATTTTTTAGATGTTTCTAGTTTTGCTTTTTGTTCTTTTTGTTCTTTTATGAATTTCCCCAGCATCCCCTTATTATCATCTTCGGATCCTAATCCAGTAGATTTAAATTTTTCTTGCAGAAAATCATGTATACTGTCTAAAGTAGATGCTATTCTGTTTAACGGTGAAGCTTCCTCGTCTCCGCGAAGAACTGAATCTACTGATGAGTTTTGACGCGCTGCTTCACCTTGAATAGAAATTAATTTTTCTATATTCTCTTTGAATGCTGTCGTGATACTTTCCGTGAACTTTTTAAATTTCAGGCCTAGGCCCGATTCAAGATTTTTTATATCTTGAGCGCTAGATGTAGCCATACTAGGGTCCGCGGCTCGTAAGACGTTTTGAATAGCGTTTTGGACCTCTGCTCTGATTCCTAACTGCGCTTGTGCTGTAAGGCTAACACTCTCTGCCATATAAGTATTTAATTATCAGGCAAAGAATACACGTGCATCTATCTCTAAGTTACGTATTTCTTGTATAGGTTCTAAACAGGAATCTATATGTTTTTGAAGTATAGTTATCTTAGACATATCAAGATGTTTATATAATACCTCACATGTAGGTATATCAGATACTTCAAGAGTAGTATCATCAAAGGTGATTTGCTTTAAATATCGAAAAGTTAAATAGAACAACGCATCAATTGTTTGAGGATCTTCAGTTTTATTTAAAATAAATTTTAAGAACGCTAAATCTTTAGATATAGTAGGTAGTTCAAATTCAAAATGAAAGACAACACCATTGATTTTAATATCTGTATCTTCAATATTAATGGGTTCAAACGTATGTTCTAGTGGTTCTTCTTTCAGATCGTTATGCCATGTATATAGTATAAAGAGCTTATCAATATAATTCAAATCTTCGTTTGTTTCTTTACGTACATGATTATTAATAAACTGTAAGAACCTTAAACTAGCTTCTACGTCATTTTTATATTTGGTTACAAATTGTTCAAATTTAGATTGTATCTCTAAATTAATTTTATTAATTTGAATTGATTGCTCGCTTATAGGTAGTTTAACGTCAAGCTTACTAAGTTCGTTAAGTCTCTGAATTATTGCGCTCATTTATATTTTTAATACCAGCTTTTACATAATGTGCTATTTCATGTGGAGAGAGTTTACTGAACGATTCATACGTAAAATTAAATTCTTTCATTAAAAATAACTGCTCTTGTACCAAGTGTTTATACGAAGTTACGAAAGCTAAATATATTACATTAATTATTAAGTCGATATTTAGAAAAAATCCACGCTGTACATTGCCTACATTATATATGTTAACGTTAGTTAACGTTTCCAGATATTCATCTACATGAGGTTTTAAATCTGAATACATTTTCATAGGTATTATATTATAGTCTTCTATAGTGTTAAAAACATATTCTTCATCACAATATTTTATCTTTTTAATACAATAGGCTGATGAGCATGTGTAATTGATAATATCTGGATAGTCAATAAAATATTCAAAGTCATTATAAGTATAGGATTGTGTATTTCTCTCTGGTAAGTCTGTAAGAAAGTTTTCTTTAAAAATAATTACTTCTTTATTATCATAGTTAATTTTAATATTAGACGACTCTTCAGCAAACCGTTCTTGTTTTATAAAATGTAAGATATCTAGGATATTAGTAGAACCGCAAAGGTTGAAAATATAATCTAGTATTTTATTATGAAGTTTATTTTCGTATAAGAACGTTAATTTAGTTATATCGTTATAACTGACCATCTATAGGAGTAATTACATCGTATGTAGAAAATCTCCATTTTACAGCTACGGAACCGATGTCTGTATCTGAGTCATATTCAGCTACATTCGCATCAACGATGTTATATGGTATACAGTCTCTATATTTGTATATTTTACGAACTACTGGAGAACCACCAGAACTACCAAATAAAACAGAACCAAATGATTTACGTGTAGTTAATTGCTCTTTAGCTATAAAGTATATATCTATGTTTGTAGTAAGATCTAAATCGCTAAAATTACCATGTACACTATATAATTGAATCCATGGTCTAATGATTGTATCTACAAAACTTATATTTGTTTCTGAGAATTGTATATCTAGATCATTATCTGGGTAATCCTTTTGCTCCATAAAAGGGCCTACCGGTAATAAACCGTTGGGGTACTCTTGTCCTCTATTTTCAACACCTAATTTTTCTGTAGTAAGATCTATACCAGTAGCGAGATACATATATTCATTACCTGTAATATATTTTTCATATACGCTTTTTGCTTTATCGATCGATTGAGAGTTTATTGTAACACCTAACTTCTTTTGATTATCATCAGTAAGAGCCTCTGGGAGATTATATAATTTAACGAGGAATAGGTTACGAGAAGCTGGAAAGGTAGAAAAGTCCTTTAACAGTTCGAAAAAGGACTCTCTTAAGTTACGTTTATCCAGGGATGGTAGTGTAACGCCCATTTAAATTATTTAGGACAATTACCCTACTAGAGCGCCAGCTAACTTACCAATTGCATTGACACCGGCGTTTAGCTCATTGTCTCTTCTATAGAATTGATAAGCCATAGTAACGGTTGTTGTTGCAACTTCACCGGTGCCAACCATTGAATAACTAATATCACCACTATTAACTGGAAACACTCCAAACAGTTTATATGTACGGAGCGGCTCAAACTTAGTATTGAGCTGAACTAATGTTATCGTACTATTATTATGCAAAACACCATCACCAGTTGTCGTCTGATCATCAAATGTTTCTGTTACCCAGTTTTCCATGGCTACACGAGTATTAGTCGCAGCATCACAATAGAAGTCAATAGTAAACCCGTCACTGTTATTATATGTAACGGTACCTGGGATCCGGAATTCAAAACCATTATAAGGTACCGGTTTCGGGGAAATTTGCTTACCTGGAAGCACTGCTGTTGTAGCATACACTAAATCGTCTTCTGTAAATACAGGGACTCCCTTGTTTGAAACATCTAACACGCGAAATTGAAAGTCACGTGCAAAGTCCCTCGTCTGTGCTACTTTATAAAAGTCCTGGATCGTTTGTTTAATATCTGCCATGATGTTATAATTATTTAGTTATTATGTTTATTATTGACCAACTATCTCCTCAAAATTTACATCTGTGTTAACAGCGTAGAAGTTAACTAAGATAAACTCTGCCGCGCGAACTGGCTTCAAGTAAATGTCTACTCTTAACTCATTCTGGTCAATAACCGCAGCCGGGTTATTCCTGTCATCACAAACAATAAGGTAATCATAAACACCTTCTGTTTGTTTGCAGTTTTCGAAAATTGGTGTTAACGTATTAACAACTCTGTTCCTAGTTAAGAACGTATTAGGTTCAAAGATAAAGAATTTCAATGTCTCTCGCGTTCTTTTCTCTAAGTCAAGGAAACACCTACGAACGTTAACTCTATCAAATGCCGTAGGTTTCCGTTGTAATGTCTTCTGACCAAATACAACAATACCTTCTGCAGGAAATTGAGTGACAGGGTTAATTGCGATTCTATATAATTGATCTCTTTGACGTTGTGTTGGGCTAACAGCAATATCA